GGGATGGCGTCGAGCACGTTGACCCCGCCAAGGAGGCCAACGCGCAGGCGACCCGCCTGGCCAACCACACGACCACGCTCGCCGCCGAGTTCGCGCGGCAGGGCCGCGACTGGGAGCAGGAGCTCCGCCAGCGGGCCAAAGAACTCACGCTCATGAACGAACTCGGCCTGACGCTGGCAACGGCGCAGACCGCTGGGCCGGCAGCGAATGCGCCGGTAGAAGACTCCGACCTCGCTGAAGTACTCGATGAGGAGACCGCCAGTGCCAATCACCGCTGATTCCGCCAAGATCACGCCCGCGGTCATGCTCACCGCTACGGCCGACATCACATTCGTCGCGGCCGCGGATGGCCAGACCGCGCCCCTTCCCCGCTTCAAGATGGTCGCGTACACCGGCGGCGCGATGCGTGTCGCGGGCTGGCGGCACCCGGTCGTGATCGACCTGGCCGGCCTCGCGGTCCCCTCGCAGGCTCGGCCCATCCGGTTCGGGCACGACCCGCTCTCGGGCGTCGGTCACACCGATTCGATCCGTGTCGAAGCCGGTCAGCTCGTTGCCACGGGTGTGATCTCGCGTGATACGCAGGCTGCCAAGGAGGTTGTCGCGTCCTCGCGGAACGGCTTCCCCTGGCAGGCATCGGTGGGCGCGAGCGTCGAAGAGTTCGAGTTCATCAAGGACAACCAGAAGGCGACGGTCAACGGCCAGGAACTCACCGGCCCAGTCAACGTCGTCCGTAAGGCCACGCTCGGCGAGATCAGCTTTGTCGATCTCGGCGCAGACGGCCGCACCAGCGCGAGCATCGCCGCGCATCAGAACAAGGAGCCCCGTGTCATGGCCGACGATTCCAACCCGACCCCCGCACCCATCGCCGCCCCCATCACCGCCGCCGAGCCGACGCCCGAGCAGATCCGCGCCGCAGCCCTCGCTGAGACGGCTCGCATCACCGCGATCCGCAAGGTGTGCGGCGTCAAGCACACGGAGATTGAGGCCCAGGCCATCCGCGAGAACTGGGACGCCACGCGCACCGAGCTCGAGGTCCTCCGCGCCGATCGCCCGAAGGCCCCGAGTGGTCAAGCTGTTGACTACAGCGTGACCAGCGAGGTTCTGGAAGCCGCCTGCTACCAGAGCGCCAAGCTCGATGGCGTCGAGAAGGTCTGCTCGGAGCAAGCGCTGGACATCGCAGCGAAGCGGTTCAAGGGCGGGCTGGGCCTGCAGGAACTGCTCTTCGAAGCCGCCATCGCCAACGGCTACACCGGCCGGACGTTCCGCGACAGCCGCCGCGTGCTTGAGGCCGCGTTCGGTCGCGGTATCGAAGCAGGCATGACCACCATCGACGTGGGCGGCATCCTCTCCAACGTCGCCAACAAGTTCCTGCTCGAAGGCTTCTTCAGCGTGGAGCGTGTCTGGCGGAGCATCTGCGCCGTCCGCAACGTTTCGGACTTCAAGACCGTCACGAGTTACCGTCTGGTCGGCAAGGACCAGTACGAGCAGGTGGCCCCCGGCGGCGAGCTCAAGCAGGGCACGCTGGGCGAGGAGACCTACACCAACAAGGCCGACACCTACGGCCTGATGCTGACGATCGACCGCCGCGACATCATCAACGACGACATGGGCGCGATCACCACGGTCCCCCGCAAGCTCGGCCGCGGCTCGGGCCTGAAGATCAATGATGTTTTCTGGTCGGCGTTCATGAACAACGCCGCGTTCTTCAGCGCCGGCAACAAGAACTTCGTCTCGGGGGCGGACACCCCCCTCGGCATCGACGGTCTCACCAAGGGCGAGGTCGCGTTCATGGACCTCGTGGACTCCGACGGCAAGCCCACGGGCGTGATGCCCGCGATCATGCTGGTGCCGACGGCGCTCTCGGCGATGGGCACGCAGCTCTACAAGAGCGTCGAGCTCCGGGACACGACCGCGAACACCAAGTTCCCAGTCGCCAACCCGCACCAGGGCAAGTTCCGCATCGAGGTCAGCCGCTACCTCTCCAACGCGCTCTACACCGGTAACTCGGCCAAGGCGTGGTACCTGCTCGCCGACCCGAGCGACCTGCCGGTCATCGAGATGGCGTTCCTCAACGGCCAGGAAGCGCCGACCGTCGAGACCTCGGACGCCGACTTCAACATGCTCGGCATCCGGATGCGTGGGTACCACGACTTCGGCGTCAACCTGCAGGACCCGCGCGGCGGCGTCAAGAGCAAGGGCGAGGTGTAAACCGTGCCCCCCGGAGTGCAATCGGGGATCGGGGGGCTCGGCGACGAGCTCCCTTCCCTTCCAGACGGCGGATTCGAACAGCAATCGGGCATCGACATCGATGGCCCACCAATTAATGGAGATCATGGCATGGCTTCAGGACCAGCAAAGTTCGTTCAGGAAGGCGGAGCGATCGACTACACCCCGGGCGCTGATGTGCTCGTCGGCGCGGTGGTGGTGCAAGCCGACCTCATCGGGGTCACGCAGGCACCGATCAAGTCGGGCCAGTTGGGATCGATCGCCGTCACCGGTGTCTTCGACTTCAACAAGGTTACCGGTGCGAGCAGCGCCATCCCCGCGGGCACACTCACGTACTGGGATGCCGCCGCCCAGAACGCCACCAAGAACGCGGCGGCGGGCGCGAACAAGCTGATCGGCAAGGCGGTGAAGACCACCGTCGACGCCGACACCATCGTTCGCGTTCGCCTGCAGCAATAAGGAGTCCGCCGTGGGCGACATGCTCGATCGCGGCGCGGCGTTCCTCGATGCGCAGCGTCACCAGCACCTGACCCGCACCGTCGTCTACCGGCGTGGCACGGACGAGAAAGCAGTCCAGGCCACCATCGGCAGGACCGAGTTCGAGCAGGCGGATGACTCGGGTCTGATCCATCGGGTGGAGTCGCGGGACTTTCTCGTGCGGACAGCGGACCTGGATCTGGGCGCTGGCCTGATCCTCCCGCGGGCCGGGGACCAGGTGCGTGAGACGGTCGGCAGCGTGGGGGCGAGCGTGTTCGTGTACGAGGTCAACGCACCGGGAGGGCAGCCGCCGTTTCGGTACAGCGACCCGTACCGAAGGGCTTTGCGGATTCATACCAAGCACATCGCAACGGAGACGTGATGTCGGACAGCAAGGACTACAACGGCAACGGCACCAAGGCACGCTGGGCGGGCCTGGTCGTGACCATCGTGCTGGCTGCGGGCGCGATGACGATCCAGTGGGGCGTGGTCACCACCAAGCTCCAGCACGTGGAGAAGCGGCTCGACGAGTTCCTCGGCGAGGCGCGGTCCATCCGCGCCGACTACCAGTCGATGGAGCGACGCGTCTCGTACCTGGAGGGCAAGGTGGCGGGGCTCATGGCCGCAGCCAGCGCAGCGGGAGGTGGCCACCCATGAGCACGATCACCGCCATCGCCGACGCGCTGGCCGCGCACATCAACGCGGGCACGTTCAGCCAGCTGGTGAGCGCCCAGCGGCTGTTCCAGCCCGCGTTCACGCTGGAGGACCTCAAGGACCTCCGCGTGTCCGTGGTCCCCCGGACCACGGGAATTACGGCCGCGAGCCGTGACAGCAGCACGTTCGAGTGCGTGCTGGACGTGGGTGTGCAGAAGAAACTGCCCGCCGTGGGCGACGTTGCCGAGATCGATGGGCTCCTGGACCTCGTCGAGGAGATCGCTGATCACGTCCGTCTCCAACGTTTGCCCGATGCACCGGACGCGGCGTGGGTCGGCATCGCGCACGAGCCCGTGGTCTCAACCGAGTCGCTCGAGCAGCACCGTGTGTTCACCAGCGTGTTGAGCGTCACATACCGGGTTCGGAGGTAAGCCGTGCGGAACGTCGTCATCTTGAAGATCGATCTGGACAGCGCCGACAAAGCGCTGTCGACATCCAAGCTCGTGGCCACGTTCACGCTGACGGCGGCGAGCACGAACTCTCAGGCCGCGACACTCTCGGACGGCAAGGGCAACGAGGCACTGCTCTCACCCGGCGTGCAGTACTACTTCGAGCGGGTGAACCTGGCGGACCTGCTGGTTCGCAGCAAAGCGGGCGAGGTCATGTTTGTAGTCGGCCACAGCGCCGAGTGAAAGGAGTCAGCGATGGCAATCAAGCTCGGCATGGAAGCCGCCCTCAAGTACAAGACGGGCGGCCAGGCAGGCGCGGGAGCGTGGACCGCACTCGGCAACACGCGCGACGTGACGCTCAACCTCGAGGCCGGCGAGGCCGACGTGACCACCCGCGCCAACAGCGGCTGGCGGGCCACCGTTGCCACGCTCAAGGAAGCGAGCGTCGAGTTCGAAATGGTCTGGGATACCGGCGACGCCGGGTTCACCGCCATCAAGAACGCCTTCTTCAACAACGACCCGATCGGCCTGCAGATCCTCGACGCGGCCGCGGGCCAGGGACTCCAGGCGGACTTCTCGATCACCAACTTCAGCCGAAGCGAGGCTCTTGAAGAGGCCATCACCGTGTCGGTGACCGCCAAGGTGACCTACTCGGCGACGGCGCCTTCATGGATCGGCTCGTAAGCACGGCAGCGGAGTCGGTGCAACAGGTATTCAACAGCGGTTCAACCGCTGTGCAGCAGGCGCGATTCTCTTCATTCCTTTGGAGGCACGGATGCGGCAGTTCAAGGACAACTTTGGGGGGGCGGGCAGGACCTGGACGGTGGACATCAACGTCGCCACGCTCAAGCGCGTGCGCGGGCTCACGGGCGTCGACCTCATGCAGGTCATCGAAGGGACGCTCATCGAGAAGTTCATCCGTGACCCCGTGCTGCTCTGCGACGTGGTCTACGCGATCTGCAAGCCCGAAGCCGACGCCGCGAAGATCTCCGATGAGGAGTTCGGCAAGGCGATGGCGGGCGATGCCATCGAGGCGGCGACGCAGGCGGTGCTGGATGAACTCATCAGTTTCTGCCCGAGCCCGAGGGACCGGGCCAACCTCGGGCGGGTGCTCCAGGCCACGAATCGAGTGCTGGACAAGGCCCGCGACCTGACGGAGAAGCGGATCGAGACGCTGACCAGCGAGGGCGAGCTGGACAGGCTCGTGAATCGGATGGTGCCCCCCCTCACCCCCCTCCCCGAGCCGTTGACGCTTGGAAGTTCATCTACCAGTGCGCCGGAGCCCTTGGCCTCGACCCCGGGCCCCTGACGCTGCGGGAAATGGTCGCCATGCTCGACGGCCGCCAGCGCCACGACTGGTCGCTCGCCGCCGCGGTCATGTCGGTCATCGCCAACACTGCACGCGATCCCAAGCGATCACGCCTGCTCAAACCCGCCGACTTCGACCCGTTCCACAAGCCCCAGCGACCCGTCAAGGTTGACGTGTCGGTCCTCAAAGACGTGTTCATCGACCGCCGCATGCCGGAGGTCGCCAAGGAGACTCGTGCATGAAAGCCCTGACCACCCGTCACTATGTCTACCTCGGAGCCCTAATCCTGCTGGCGCTCGTGCTGGCATCGTGCGCCGGGCTGGACCTTGGCGACATCGTCAAGGTGAAAACACCCAACACGATCCAGCAGACCACCGGCCTGCCGTCGACACTGAGCCTCAACGAGGCGGAGGTTGAGTACCAGAACTGGTTCAACCTCACGCAGACGACCGGCGCTCAGTGGAAAGGCAACATCGAGAAGGCCGGCGAGATCCGCGGGCTGCTCGGACAGCTCACGCTCTCGGCCCTCGACACCGTCGGGCCGACCGTCGCGGGCCTGCCCGTGCTCGGGCCGGCGCTCCCCGCGCTCACCGGCATCGTCGGTCTGTTCATCGGGTCTGGCCGACTCCGCAAGGAGAAGGAAGCATCGTTCAACAAGGGTCTGGAGAAGGGCAGTGGTTTCGCGGGAACCGGCGGTGCGGGTGTCGGGGGCGGGAGTGGCGCGTGATCACCATGCGGATCAAGGACATGTTCTTCGACCGCCACGTCGTGATGGCGGCGGTCGACAACGCCAAGCGGAAGGTGCTCAGCAAGGCCGGCGCGTTCATCCGCACGGCGGCCAAGACGAGCATCCGCAAACGCAAGGGGTCGGCTCCCGCTGGGGGGCCGCCCCATTCGCACGAGGGCAGCCTGCGTCGGCTCATCCTCTTTGGGTACGACAAGCCCAACGACTCGGTGGTCGTCGGGCCGGTGGGATTCAAGAAGAGTGAGGCTCCGAATGTCCTGGAGTACGGCGGCCATGCCGTCGTGCTCCGGCGAAGGGGTGGCAAGCTCACGTCGCAGAAGGTCAAGATCGCGCCGCGGCCGTACATGGCCCCGGCGCTGGAGAAGGAGCGGCCCAAGCTGCCGCTGCTCTGGCGGAACTCGATCAAGAAAGGGTGATTCAACGTGGCCGATACGCGGGGCATCCGAGCCGGGCGGGCCTTCATTGAGCTGGGCGTCAGCGACAAGCTGTCGGCCGGACTCAAGGCGGCCCAGAAGAAGCTCGAAGCCTTCGGCGCGGGACTGCGGTCCATCGGCACCAAGATGGCGGGCATCGGTGTCGCGGCGGTGACGGCGCTGCTGGGCACCGTGAAAGTCTTCAGCGACTCGGGCGATGCGCTCGACAAGATGAGCGCCCGCACCGGCGTCAGTGTCGAGGCTCTCAGCGAGCTCGGCTACGCGGCGGATCTCTCGGGCACGGACATGGAGACGCTCGAAAACGGCCTGCGGATCATGCAGAAGACGCTGACCGAGGCGTCGCAAGGCTCGAAGAGCGCGAACGAGGCGCTCGGGCGGCTCGGGCTCACGGTGCAGGACCTGGCAAAGCTCTCGCCCGACGAGCAGTTCAAGCTGCTGGCCGACCGGATCTCCCGCATTCAGGACCCCGCCGCGCGGGCGGCGATGGCGATGGACCTGTTCGGCAAGGCGGGGACGAAGTTGCTCCCGCTCATGGCCGCCGGCGCGGCGGGCATCAACGAGATGCAGGAACAGGCCCGCAAGCTCGGGCTCACCGTGAGCACGGAGACGGCCCGCGACGCGGCGGAACTCAACGATGCGCTCGGCACGCTCTGGAAAGTCCTCAAGCAGGGCGTGTTCACCATCGGCGGGGCGCTCGCGCCCACCATCAAGGACCTGACCGAGCGGATCACGCGGATCGTCGTGAGCGCCACGGCGTGGGTGAAGGCGAACAAGGAAACAGTGGTCTGGGCACTGAAAGTGGCCGCTGCCGTGGCGGTCGCGGGCATCGCGATCATAGCGCTCGGCTACATCATCTCCGGTATCGGCACAGCGCTGGGCATCGTGGCCGCCGTGATCGGCGGGATCGGCACGGCGTTCAGTCTCATCGGGGCCGCGATCGGGGCGATCCTCTCGCCCATCGGTTTGACCATCGCCGCGATCGTGGCGCTCGGCGGCACGCTCCTGGTCGTCACCGGTGCGGGTGGAGAGGCGCTGTCATGGCTCGGCGAGAAGTTCACGGAACTCAAAGACTGGGTCGGCAAGGTCGTCGGCGGCATCTCCGATGCGCTGGCCGCGGGCGATATCGCACTCGCGGCCGAGATCTTGTGGCTTTCGCTCAAGGTCATCTGGCAGCAGGGCGTCGCAGCGCTCAATAAGGCGTGGCTGGGCGCGAAGGAGTTCTTCGTCTCCACGGCGTACTCCATGTGGTACGGCGCGCTCGCCGCCGCCGAGATCGTGTTCCATGCCCTCGAAGTCGCGTGGATCGAAACCACGGCCTTCCTCTCGAAGACCTGGACCAACTTCGCCACCGGCTTCCAGATGATCTGGGAGGAGGCATCCTCGTGGGTCGCTAAGCGGATGCTGGAGATCCAGGGGCTCTTCGATGACGGGCTCGATGTCGAGGCGGCCAAGAAGGCGGTCGACCAGCAGCTCGAATCGAGGCTCGTGGAACTGGAGAACGCCGCCCAGCAGTCCGTCACTGCTCGCGATAAGGAACGCGAAGCGCAGCGCAGGGACGCCGCCGCGATGCACGAGGCCACGCTCGCAGGCATCGGCCAGAACTTCGAGAACGCCCAAGAGGCACTCCGCAAGGGCACCGAGTCCGGGCTGGCCGAGTCGCAGGCGGCGCTCGACGCCGCCAAGCAGAAGCTCGCGGCCGCGATCGAAGAGGCCCGCAAGAAGCGCGAAGCGGCCGACGCGGAGAAGGGTCCCGGTCGTCCGCAACGGGATCTTCTGGCCGACTTCGAGGACCGGCTCTCGGGCCTCGGCGATCGGATCGCCAAGGGGATCAGCGTCACCGGCACGTTCAGCTCTGCGGCGGTCTCTGGCCTCGGCACCGGTGGGGATGCTGCCGAGCGCACCGCCAGCGCCACGGAAGCGACGGCCAAGAACACCAAGCGTTTGTTGGATGCCAGCGAGGACAACGGACTGCGGTTCGCCTGACCCCCACCCCAAGAATGGAGATCGTTACTCGTGCCGGTTGAAGTGTTCGAGAAGTTCGAGAGCCGCCGCTCCACCAAGGCGAACCAGGTCTCGCAGTCGTCTGCAGAGCTCGGGTACATCGTGCGCGGCACCCCGGATGATCTTGTGGCCCGCAATGCGGCGCAAACCGCGTCACCCGCGACCTATGACGGTCTGGCTCGGCAGAACGTGCAGATCGAGCCGCTCGGGCCGCAGCTGTGGGATGTCGCCGTCCGCTACGGCTCCAGCGATAGCGGCGGGAACCCCACCCCCAGCGAGTCCTCGTTCAACTTCGAGACCGGCGGCGGCACGCAGCACATCACCCAGAGCAAAGACACGGTGCAGTCGCGGGCTGCATCCGCAACGACCGCGCCCGACTTTGGCGGCGCGATCGGCGTCACCGCCGACGGCGTCGAGGGTGTGGACATCACCGTGCCGGTCTACCAGTTCTCCGAGACGCACTACCGCACCGATGCGCAGGTGACCGGGGCGTACAAGGGCGCGATCTTTACTTGCACTGGCAAGACCAACGCCGGCGCGTTCAAGGGCTTTGCGGCGGGCGAGGTGCTCTTCCTCGGTGCGACGGGCTCGAAGCGCGGCGACGGCCCCGATGACGATTGGGAGATCACGTTCCGGTTCGCGGCCAGCCCCAACCAGACCGGTCTTTCCGTCGGCTCCATCACCGGAATCAGCAAGAAGGGCTGGGAGTACCTGTGGGTCCGCTACGCCGACGCGGAGGACACGGGCTCGGGCGCGATCATCAAGAAGCCCATCGCCGCCTATGTCGAGCGGGTCTATGACGACGCCAACTTTGGAGCCCTTGGGATCTAAACCATGCCCGATGACCTCCGCAAAGTTCGATCCGGTGATCCACTCCGCCTCCCCGCGGGCGCGTACAACGCGTTCGTCGATGCGGCGGTCGATCTGCGCCGGCGGCAGGGGCGCGGCGAAGTCATCGCAGGCCCGCTCGTGGAATCGGCGCAGCGTGGCATCGTGCTGGTCCGCAACGACTCCGGCGAGGAGATCGAGCCGTACCACGCCCTGGCGATCACCGGCGTATTGGTCGAGCCCGGCGAGGACGACCAGGAGCGGACGTTCCAAAGCCGCACGCCGCTGACGGGCGACATCGCCACGGAGGAGACCGCAGGACCAGCGTTCGTCGTGGCGCTGCAACCGATCAAGCCCAACAAGCTCGGTCGCTGCGTGCTCACGGGCGTGACGGTGGCGCGGGTGTTCATCACGAACGAGACGGACACGACGTGCGAGCTCGCGGCCGAGGAGACGGTCCTGGCCAGCACGCCGATGGGCGGCATCCCGATCCTGTGGAAGGAAGAGGGCACGGGTGAGAAGTGGGCGGTGCTTGAACTCGGCCGCCCATCGCCCGGGCGCGTGACCGCGATCCTCGGAGCAGCGCAGCCGATCCCCACAGAGCGCAACCGCTGGCGCTACCCATGGGTGGAAGCCCAGATCGACGGGAACCCCGGCAGCGAGACCTACCTCCGCTATGTGGCGATCGAGGGTGGCCTGTCGTCGCAACTCGCCAGCGGCGGTGAAGACCCCACGCGGCTGGCGATCAATCGCTTCGAGGCCCACCACATGAACGATTCGGAGCCGGGCTCCGGCTTTGGCGGGTTGCTGGGCCTCGGTCCGGTGTGCGAGCTCCCGGGCGTGCTTCCCAAGTGCCCGCCCGCTCGGTCGCTCAAGCCCAAGCTTGTCCCGATTCCCGAGGGCGTCTGCGTGCAGCTCACCTGCGAGCGCAACAGCCGTGGAAAGCCGGTCTGGGTCTTCGAGGCCATGAGCCTCATCGAGATCGCCGACCCCGCCGATGAGGACCGCAAGTTCAACCTCTACATCGGAGGTGCCGAATGACCACGACACCGACAGTTCTGGACACACGCCGCGAGAGGGAACGGGCCAAGTACGTAACGCTGGCCGCCAAGCCGGGCTCGACGTACGGCTCGACCAACCACGGCAAGCTCGCCGTCCCGATCATCCAGAAGTTCAAGCCCAGGTTCGTGGTGGACTTTGGATGCGGACGCAACGACCTCGTGCGCGACCTGCGCCGGCTGGGGATCGACGGTCTTGGCGTGGACTTCGCGTTCCCCGACGCCGATCTCGTGCGTCCGATGCACAACACCGCCTTGCACGCGGAGGTGGCTGATGTGGTCACGAGCTTCGACGCGCTTGAGCACCTGCTGCCCGAGGATGTGGACGCGGTGCTCGCGGAGATGCGCCGTGTGGCCAAGCCGCGCGGCTACTTCGTGCTGTCGATCTGCACGCGCCCAAGCAAGACCACGGTCGCCGGTGAAGGCCTGCACCCGACGGTGCGTCCGCTGGACTGGTGGCTCGATCGCATCGGTCGCGTCGGCACCGTGACCAATCCCCGTGCGGAGCGGCGCTTCATTGTCGGACGGTTCAAGAGTGATGGGGGGTGCTGCGGTGCGTGAGAACCAGTCTGACATCTCGGCGCTGCAGGCCGGGCTCAAGGCGAAGAAGCCCGCTAAGGACGGCCTGCGCCTCTACACCGCCGACTTCGACTCCGTGTCATTGGGCGGGTTCTACCGCGGGCGATCCGCATTCCTGATCCTGTCGGGGCCGTCGCTCGCGCAGCTCGACCTCTCCGCGCTCAACAGGCGCGGCATCGTCACGATGGCCGTCAACAACGCCTGGGCGGTGCATCGTCCAACGCTCTGGACCTGTGTCGATGATCCCGGCCGCTTCATCGACACCGGCTGGAAAGACCCGGGCATCATGAAGTTCGTACCCACGTGCATGTGGGACAAGCGGCTCCGCATCCAGGGCGCTGACGGCGTGATGCGCAACAGCGCGTTCAGAGTCCGGCAGATGCCCAGCGTCATGTTCTTCCGCCGCGCGGATCACTTCGACCATGAGCGATTCTTGACCGGAGACAGCGTCCCGTGGGGCAACGACGCTAAGAACCCAGACTCCCTGGGCATCACCGGCAAGCGCTCGGTCATGCTCGTGGCAATCCGCCTCCTGCACTACCTCGGATTCTCAACGGTGTACTTGCTGGGCTGCGACTTCAAGATGGCCGAGGACCGCAAGTACGCCTTCGCCGAGAACCGGGCCGCCAACGCGATCCGGCACAACAACGTGCTGTATGACTCGCTGGCTCGGCGCTTCGAGGCTCTCAAGCCGCACTTCGAGAAGCACCGCTTCCGCGTGGTGAACTGCTCGCCGGGCAGCGAGCTGCAGGTGTTTGAGCGCATGGAGTTCGCCGACGCCGTCGCGGCCGCGTCTGCCGAGTGCGGCAAACCCGTGAACACGCAGGGGTGGTACGAGCCGAATGTGAAACCCACCCCCACGCCGCGGGAGGCCGCACGATGAGCGACGGCCCCACGCGTTACTACCTCTATATCCCGGTCTGGGCAACAGGTCGCGCTCCGCAGGGCGGCGGGTCGAGCAACTACTCGACACCGTCGGGTTCGACGCCCGAGAGCACCTACTCGACACCGACCAGCACGCCGAGCATGCCTCCGAGCTACTCGACCACAGGCGATGTGATCTACACGACCGGGTCGGGTGGCACGCCGACGCTCACTTTCTACACCACCGATGCGTTCACCAGCAACACGCCGGGCACCACGCACACGCCATCGAGCACCCCGAGCGATACGCCGTCGAGCAGCGGTGGCATGTCGTCCTCTGGAATGTCGAGCAGCGGCGGCTCCAGCGGCATGAGCAGCTCCGGCGGCGGCAGTTCGTCGGGGGCATCGTCCGGCGCTTCTTCGGGCATGAGCTCGGGCGCTTCGAGCGGGATGTCGTCGGGGGCGAGCTCCGGCATGTCCTCAGGCGGGTCTTCCGGAGGATCTTCCGGAGGGGGCAGTTC